CCCGCCTAGGGGGTAATTCGAGGCCCGCTGTTTCGCTACATATGACCCTTTTTTGAATTGAGGTTGTTGTTTCTACCATGGCTAATTCGACGATCAGCCGCGAGCCTCATTGGCTTAACAAGGCGCGGATGGCCGCGAGCCTCGATATTTCCGTTCAGGCCTTTGATAAATGGGGCGTCAAGCCGGTTGCGAAGATCGGCCGCGAGACGTTTTACGACGTTCGGTCGGTGCTCGATAACCGCCTAAAACATCAAGGTACGAAAGACCAACCCGTGGACGATGACGGAAATCCACTCGATCCACTCATTGAATACAAGCAGGCGCAGCAAAAATTGCGCCTGACCACCGAGCAGGCCGACGCCCAGGCGATGCGAAATCAGGTCAAGGCCAAGAAGCTGGTTCCGGTCGACTTCAACATTTTTGCCCTGGGCAAAATCTTTGCCGCGATGGGTTCGGCGCTGGACACGGTTCACGTCAAGGTCAAACGCAAGTGCCCGGATATTGAGGTTCGCCACGTCGACGCGGTTCAGCATGTGGTCGCCGTAACGCGTAACGAGCTGGTCAAGCTGGCCGACAAAATCCCGGAGTACCTTGATGAGTTCGTTCAATCCGTGGATGACGGCGCTGATTAATAGCGTCCGCAAAGGTTTGGAAGGGCTTTACAAAGAACCACCGATGACGGCGGTTGAGTGGGCAGACGAACATTTCTATATGTCGTCGGAGTCGTCCTATCAGGAAGGCAAATGGACCACGGCGTCCTTTCAAGTCGCCATCCTGAACGCGATGGGCAATGACCTGATCGCCGAAGTTAACGTGCTGAAATCGGCACGGGTGGGTTACACAAAGATGCTCATGGCGAACATGGGCTACAAGATCCAGCACAAGAAGCGCAACGTTCTGGCGTGGTGCCCAACCGACGGCGACGCCGACGGCATGATGAAGCGGCACATTGAAGGGATGATTCGCGACGTTCCAGTGTTGAAGGCGCTTGCGCCGTGGTACGGCACCAAGCATCGGGACAACACGCTGGACGAAAAGCGTTTCGATAACGCGAAGATGCTGTGGTGCTTGGGCGGCACGGCGGCCAAAAACTACCGGGAAAAAAGCCCGGACGAAGTGATCTATGACGAGCTGTCAAAGTTCGACGCAGACATTGAAGGCGAAGGGGCCCCGACCATCCTCGGGGACAAGCGTCTGGAAGGGGCGACCTTCAAGAAGTCGATTCGCGGTTCAACCCCCACCACGATTGTTCCTGTGGTCGAGGGTGAAGAAGTCACCGGCGAAGGTTGCCAGATTACCCGGGCGGCGGACGACTCGCCGCACCTGCTGCGCTTCAACCTGAAGTGCCCGCACTGCCAAACCGAACAGCATTTGAAATGGGGCGATCCTGAAACGCCGTTCGGCATCAAGTGGCTGCAAAACGAATTCAAAGAGGTGGAAAAAGCGTGGTACGCCTGCGAATCGGGTCTCGGCTGCACGTTTGAATATCACGAAATGATCACAGCTTCGGTGTCGGGTCGTTACATCTGTGAGCGGACCGGGATCTGGACGCGCGATGGCATCGACTGGTTTACCTCCGCAGATCAGCCAATGCGTCCGCCGCGTTCGGTGACGTTCCATATCTGGACCGCCTATTCCGAGTTTGTGACCTGGGCCGAAGTGGTCAGCGAATGGGTCAAGATCAAGAAGGACCGGGGCAAACTCAAGACCTTTATCAACACCACGTTGGGCGAGGCCTGGGAAGAAGATCAGGGCGAACAGCTGGAGTGGCAACAGCTGGCGGCGCGGCGCGAGGTGTACGCCGAAGTGCCGCCGTGGGTGGTTGCGATCTTTGGCGGCATCGACACCCAGGACGACCGTTACGAGGGTCGTTTCTGGGGCTTTGGTGCCGGCGAGGAATCGTGGCTGATTCACAAATTCATCCTTACGGGCGATCCGGCCAGCGTCGAGCTGCGCAAGAAAGTCGGTCTTGAGCTGAAGAAGCGTTTTGTTCGTGCTGACGGCACCGTTCTGACGCTTGAACGCGCCTGCTGGGACCAAGGCGGGCACTACTCGGACGAGGTGCGCGAAGAAAGCATTAAGCACGGTGTTAACTGGATTATTCCGGTGTTTGGTGCATCGACCTACGGCAAGCCGATTGCGACATGGCCACGCAAGAAAACGAAGGTGAAGGGTGGCCGGGTGTACCTCGTCGAGGTCGGCACGGACAACGCCAAAGAGCTGATTTACAGCCGCCTCACGCTTCAGCCTGATCTGTCCGGTGCGCCTGTGCCGGGATGCGTTCACTTGCCTGCAAATGAAATGCTGTGCGGTGAAGACGAGCTGCGCCAGTTGACTGCCGAGAAACGCAAGTGGGTGATCGTCAAGCACCGACGGGTTCAGCGCTGGGATGCAGGCGGGCGCAGGAACGAGGCGCTCGATTGCTTTGTGTACGCCTTGGCGGCGTTACGCATAACGCAACAGCGCTTCGGCATGAACCTCGATTTGCTTGCGCAGCAATTGCCAAGCGGCACATGGCATGTGCCGGCAGCGCAACCACCTGTTTTACCCGACCCGATCCCTGAACCTGATCCGGTGCCTGTACAGGCCCCGGCCCCGGCACCTGTGGCTCAAAACGAAAACCCGCCTGCCAGCTCTGGGGGGTGGCTCGATACAGGACAAAACGCATGGCTGTGAATGCCCAAGAAATGGTCGACCTCTACCTTGAGGCCGAAAGAAACGTGCTCGCGGGCAAGGAGACGTGGTTTGCCGGTCGCAAGATCGTCATGGCGGATCTGCCGCAGATCATCGCGGGCCGCGAGAGCTGGGAACGCCGTCTGGCGGCGCAGGTAAATGCCAATCGGGGGCGTTCAGGGTTTGCCCTGGCGACATTTGAGTGAACTGGATCGACCGCATACTGGCCCCAATCGCGCCGGGTCTGGTCGCCAATCGCTTGCGCGCCGGCAATGTGATTCGGGCTTTCGAGGCGGCGCAGCCTTCACGCACGCACAAGGCCAAACGGCAGAGCCGGGACGCTGACAGTTCGTTGCAGAACACAGCCCGCTCGATGCGCGAGCAAAGCCGCTGGCTGGACGAAAACCACGACATCGTTACCGGCTTGTTTGATCGTCTGGAAGAACGCGTGGTGGGTGGGGCAGGTATCGCAGTCGAGCCCATCCCGCTGACGCATGACGGCCGCATTCATCTGGAGTTTGCCGCGCAGATCAAGGCGCAGTGGGCCGAATGGTCACTCAGTCCTGAAGCGTCTGGCGAGCTGTCACGGCCGCAGATGGAACGGACGATCTGTCGCACTTGGCTGCGCGACGGCGAAGCGCTTGCACAAGAGCTGATGGGCAAGGTTCCCAACTACACGCACCTGCATGCCGTGCCGTATGCGCTGGAGCTGTTGGAGCCGGACTATCTGCCTTGGGATCTGAGCGACCTTGCACGGGGTATTAGTCAGGGCATCGAGCGCGATTCGTGGCGCCGCGTGAAGGCGTTTCACTTGCTCAAGCGTCACCCGGGAAGCGCAACAGTGTTCAGCTTGACCACCGACACCAAGCGTGTGCCGGCGGAACAGATGATTCACATCGCTTACCGCAAGCGCATCGGCCAGAACCGTGGGCAGCCGTTGCTTCACGCGGTAATGATCCGGCTAGCAGACATCAAGGATTACGAAGAAAGCGAGCGCGTGGCCGCCCGGATCAGCGCCGCCCTAGCGATGTTTATCCGCAAGGGCACGCCCGAAGACTATGTGGCCCCTGTCGCCGATGCCAACGGCAAGCTACCAAGCGACCGAACGATTGCGCTGGCCCCGGGCACGGTGGTGGACACCCTGGGCCCCGGTGAAGACATCGGCATGATCGAAAGCAACCGGCCGAACCCTTTTCTAGAGGGCTTTCGCAACGGCCAGTTACGGGCTGTCGCGGCCGGTACAAAGGTCGGTTATTCCAGTCTTTCGCGCAGCTACGACGGCAACTACTCGTCGCAACGGCAAGAGCTGGTGGAAGCCCAGCTGGGCTACGACCAGTTGCAACACGACTTTATCGACTACTGGAGCCGCCCGGTTTACCGCGCCTGGCTGCGCATGGCTATTGCCAGCGGCGTGATCAAGGTGCCGCTCGATGTCGACCCGCAGACGATCTTCGGTGCGATCTATCAAGGTCCGGTGATGCCCTGGATTAACCCGGTGCATGAGGCGAACGCGTGGGAAACGCTGGTCAAGGCGGGCTTTGCCGACGAAGCCGAAGTGGCGCGGGCCCGGCAGCGCAACCCGCAGGAACTCAAGCGTTCGCGCACAGCGGAAGTTGAGACGAATCGGGCGGATGGGCTGGTGTTCAGCTCGGACGCCTTTCACGAGTTTTACGGGAAGAACAAAGCAGATGAAAAAACGAAAAAAAAGGACGCCCCTGATCGCACCCCGGGCGTCGATCACGACGACGAATAAGCCGGGCGAAAGCTGGTACGCGATGAGTGCCGCCGGTCGGGGCGTGGTCGACGTGATGCTGTACGACGAAATCGGCGGGTGGGGAATCTCGGCTCGCCAGTTTGCCCGCGACCTTGCCGCCATTGGTGACGTGTCACAAATCAATTTGCACATTCATTCGCCCGGCGGCGACGTGATGGAAGGCACCGCGATGTACAACATTCTGCGCGGTCACTCCGCGCGGGTTGAGGTGTACGTCGACGGCATGGCGGCCTCAATGGCCAGCGTCATTGCCATGGCGGGCGACGTGATCTACATGCCGGCCAACGCACTGATGATGATCCATAAGCCTTGGGGTGGTCAGGTCGGCGACGCGGACGATATGCGCGAATACGCGGACCTACTCGACAAGGTGGAAGGCACCTTGATTCAGGCCTATGTGCGCAAGTCGGGCAAGTCGGCAGAAGAAATCGCCGCCTTGCTCAAGGTCACGACCTGGATGGATGGCAACGAAGCTGTTGTGGCCGGCTTCGCTGACAAGGTGCTTGACCCGATTCAGGCCGCAGCTCAACTCAATTCCAAACGCATGCAGGAATACACGAACATGCCTCCGTCATTCAGTGCTTTGATGAACCCTCGCAACACCGCGCCAGTTGTGGCGCACAACCCGCCGGCAGATCCGCCGGCCCAGCTGCCAGCCAACGGCGCGACGCCTGACCAGATCCGCGCGCAGATCCTCGCCGAGGATGCGACCCGCCGTGCCGGGATTGCCGCCGCGTTTGGTGGTTTCTCAGTAGGCCATGCTGAGCTGCTGAACACCTGTGTGGCTGACATGACTTGCACTGTCGGTCAGGCACAGGAAAAGTTGCTTGCCGCGCTGGGCGCAGGGACAACCCCGACCGCCACCAATCTGCCGGCCTCGAATGTTCACGTCGGTAACGGCAATCTGGTGGGCGACTCGGTGCGTGCTTCGTTGCTGGCTCGCACCGGCATGGGCGCAATCGAGGCCAGCAACAGCCTTAACCACATGAGCCTGCGCGAACTGGCCCGCGCTTCGTTGGTAGAGCGCGGCATCGGTGTGGCGTCCTACAATCCGATGCAGATGGTCGGGATGGCCTTCACCCATGGTTCCAGCGACTTCGGTCAAATCCTGCTGGATATCGCCGGCAAGTCGGTGTTGCTGGGCTGGGAAGAGTCAACCGAGACGTTCCAGCTGTGGACCAAAAAAGGCCAGCTGAGCGACTTCAAAACGTCCTCCCGCGTTGGTCTGGGTGAGTTCCCAAGTCTGCGCGAAGTGCGTCCGGGCGCCGAATACAAGAACGTCACCATCGGCGACCGTGGCGAAAGCATTGCGCTGGCCACCTACGGCGAAGTGTTCGCGATCACCCGTCAGGCGATCATCAACGATGACCTGTCGTTGTTGAGCGACATTCCTTACAAGATGGGTCAAGCGGCGCGCGCGACCATCGGTGATCTGGTTTACGCGATCCTGACCAGCCCGCCAAAGATGCGCGACGGCAAGCCGTTGTTTGATGGCACCCGCAAGAACCTCGCGACCGGCGTTGAGTCGGCGCTGTCGATTGCTAGCCTGATCGCGGGTAAGACCGCCATGGCTTCGCAGAAGACCCAGGCCGAAGGCGGCAAGGCTCGCACGTTGAACATTCGTCCCGCCTTCGTGCTGACGCCGGTAGCCCTGGAGGATCGCGCTAATCAGCTGATCAACTCGGCCTCGGTACCGGGCTCTGACGTGAACGCGGGCATCATCAACCCGATTCGTGGTTTCGCGCAGGTCATTGGCGAGCCTCGCCTTGACGATTCGTCGAGCACCGAATGGTACATGGCCGCCAAGCAGGGCACCGACACCATCGAGGTGGCTTACCTCAACGGCATCGAAACCCCGTATGTCGAGCAAGAGCAGGGCTTTACCGTCGACGGTGTGCGCAGCAAGGTACGGATCGACGCCGGTGTGGCGCCGCTGGACTATCGCGGCCTGTACAAGTCAATCGGCGCAGCTGCCAAGTAAGCCGACTGCAAATCATCAAACCCCGCCTCTTGCGGGGTTTTTCGTTTCTGTGTTCTGGAGAGTTGAACGCATGGCTAAGAATTGTTCCGGTGAGGGCAAGTCCCGCACTTTCGTATCACCGACTGGCGGCACCACCAACGGCTCGCCGGCGGTCATTGGCTCGCTGGTCGTCGTCGCCCTGGAAGACTCTGTGAAGGGTCAACGATTTACCGGCGTGCTTGGCGGTTCGTGGATCTTGCCCGCCACCGGCGCGCTGAAGGCCGGCGCGAAGGTCAGCTGGCTGGCCTCGACTGGCGCACTGGTGCCCGCTGACACGGCGGACTCGGTGCCGTTCGGCAAGCTGCTGGACGATGCCGTTGGTGGTTACGCTGACGCGTTGCTGATTCAGTAATGCCGGTCGCGCGCTTTCGGGATATCGCGGCGCGCATGGACGCCGTTCTGGTTGCCCGCCTGGGCGACCGGGCAGTGCTGGACGATGGCCGCGAGCTGTTCGGGCCGTTCAGTTCACCCTTTGTCGGGCCGTCGATTGGCGGCAAGACGGGCGGCCACAAGTTCGGACAAGTGCTCAACACCGACAAGGTGCTAGAGCCGACGTTTACCGTTCGGGTGGTCGACGCGGCCGGCGTGGTCAAGGGATCGTTTGTAACGATCGATCTGGCACCGGAGCAGGGCGGCGGCCGTTACAAGGTCGTGCGCCTTGAGCCCGACGGCGCCGGGATGGTGGACCTTATTCTGGGGATGAACAGTGAGCGAACTGACGACATTACATGAGGCCATCGCGGCCACGCTGCGGGCGCGTATGCCCAAGGTGAAGCACGTTGAGGCCTTCCCGGATCTGGAAAACGAATTCGGTCTGCCGGCGGTTTACTTTGCGCTCACTGACATCACCCTGGGGGTTGATCGTGGCGAGGGTAAAACGGGGCTTGAGGGGATGTTTCAGGCCTGCATTCTGGTCGACCCGGAGCGCAACAACGCTTCGCTACAGGCCGCGATTCTTGCCACGCAAGTGACGGCCGTGCTGCACAACCAGTATTGGGGCGTTGACTTCATCACGTCACCACCTGAACGCGTGCATGCCCAGCCCGACGCCTCGGCGCCGGAGCTGGCGCGCTTTGTCGTGTGGGTGGTGGAGTGGACCCAGCATTTTGAAGTGGGCGAGCTGGAGTGGCCGTTTGAAGACGACCCCGGGCCCATTGTGTGGGGTTTCAGTCCGCAGACAGGAACGGATCACAAGGATGACTACTTTCCGCCGGAATCACTGGAGCCACCGGAATGAGCGGCTACGCGCTGTCCCAGCACGATCAAATGATTGCCTGCATGGTGATCGTGGGTTACGTGGTGGCGCTGGATCTGACGGCCTCGCCGCCGGTGTGCCGCATCTCCAATGGTGACGGCTGGACTAGCGCCTGGGTGCGCTGGCACAGCATTGCGGCCGGCAAGGCGCGGCATTGGCGTGCGCCCAGCATGAACGAGCAGGGCGCGCTGATCAGCCCGAGCGGCGACCCCGCGCAAGGCACCTTCGTGCCGGGCTTGTACGGCAACGCGGGGCCCCCACCGGACAACCGCGATCATGTGGAGGTGTGGCGCTTCGATGATGGCGGCTCACTGGTCTACGACTGGGAGTCGAGCAGCTACACCATCACGCTGCCTACGGGCACCGTCACGGTCAAGGTGGGCGCGTCGGTGTTGTCCGTTACGGATAACGCAATAACGGCGCAAGCCGCCTCGATCAAGTTGATTGGCCCCACGGAAATCGACGGCCCGTTACTCGTAACGGGCGACGTAACCGGTCTCGGAAAGATCATCGACACCGGCGGCAACACGCCAAACCACAAGCATTGATTTTTAACCCCCAACAGCCCGCCGCGTGCGGGTTTTTTTATGCCCGGAGAAAACATGACCAAAGCCAAGGCAGACACCCCAGCTGCGCCCGAAGCGGCCGCCGCAACCCCGGCGGTTGCAGCGCCCAAGGGCAGCACCTTTCGCGACACGGTTTACACCTCGCGCACCTTGATTCTGCCGGACGGCACGCCGCTGGCGGTCGCCAAAGGCCGCGTAACGGTCGAGCACAGCAACACCGAGGCGCTGGCATACCTGAAGGCGCATCCCGAGCTTGAACCCCTGGAGTAGTCGCCATGATCGGGATGAACCGCGAAACCGGCCAGCCGCTATCGGGCACGGCGCATTTGCGGCAGAGCGTCGGCGACATCTTGTCGACCCCCGTCGGTAGCCGTCGGCAGCGTCCCGAATACGGTTCAAACCTGCGGCGATTCGTTGACCTGCCGGTGACGGCAGGCTGGCGCAGCGCTGTTCAGGCGGAAGTAAACCGGGCGATTGGCCGGTGGGAACCCCGGATCAAGCTGGAATCGGTTCGGGTCGTGTCAGTGATCGATGGGCAAATCACCTTTTCGATTACCGGTGTGTATGAGGGCGACGGGTTTTTACTAGAGGTCACGACATGAGTGCTTTGGATCTGTCGACGCTGCCTGCGCCCGAGGTGCTGGAGTCGCTGGACTTTGAGGACATCTATCAGGATTCGTTAGAGGTTTTCCGCGAGTCCATGGGTGACAACTGGACGGCGCCGCTTGAAAGCGATCCTGTCGTAAAACTGATCGAGGTCGGGGCTTACAACAAGCTCGGCAACCGGGCGCGAGTGAATGACGGCGCCAAGGCGCTGTTGTTGGCCTATGCGCAAGGCGACGACCTGGTGCAGCTGGCGGCGAACGTCAACCTAAAGCGGCTGGTGGTGCAGGCGGCCGACAACACGGTGTTTCCGGCCATCCCGGAAGTGCTGGAAGAGTACGACGCCCTACGCGAGCGTATCCAGCTGGTCTATGAAGGCTTGACCACGGCGGGGCCGCGTAACAGCTACATCCTGCATGCGCGCAACGCCTCGGGGCTGGTGGCGGACGCCACGGCCGAAAGCCCTTCACCGGCCACGGTGGTGGTGACGGTGCTGAGTCTGGAGGGTATGGGCGAGGCCTCGCAAGCGTTGCTGGACAGCGTTTACACGCACCTGAGCGATGACGATATTCGGCCGTTGGGCGACCGCCTGATTGTGCAGAGCGCGGAAATTTTGCCGTACAGCATCACCGCCATTTTGCACATGACCGGCAACGGTTCGGAAAACGAAACGATCCTGGCTGAGGCGCGCAAGCGCATTAAGGACTGGATCAACCCTCGCAGGCGTCTGGCGGTCGAGGTGCCGCGTTCGGCGGTCGACGCACAGCTACATATTGCCGGGGTCCGTCGCGTGGAGCTGGTGGGCTGGCAGGACATCACACCGACCAAAGCGCAGGCGGCCTTTTGCACCGGGTTTAGCGTTGCGCTTGGGGAGTGACCATGAAAAGTCTTTTGCCCCTCAACAGCACCCAGCTGGAACGCGCTATCGAGGCCGCGATATCGGACACCACGCCGGTGCCCTTGCGGTTGCTTTACAACCCGGACACCTGCCCGGTCCCTTTGCTGCCGCATTTGGCTTCGGCGTGGTCGGTCGACCGCTGGGACGAGAAATGGAGCGAGGCCGTCAAGCGTAACGCCTGTAAGGCCTCGTTTTATGTCCATGCGCACAAAGGGACGATTGGCGCAGTGCGCCGGGTGGTCGAGCCGCTGGGCTATCTGGTCGAGGTGGTGGAGTGGTGGCAGCTCAACCCCATGGGCCCACCGGCAACCTTTGAGCTGAAAGTCGGCGTGCTCGATACCGGCATCACCGAGCAGATGTACGAAGAGTTAACGGCGTTGATCGATGACGCCAAGCCCGTCACGCGTCACCTGATCGGACTTGCCATCAGCCTGGAAACCACGGGCCGGACCTACCTTAGCGCCTCGATCAGTGAAGGCGACGAAATCGACGTTTACCCGCCGCAACAGCTCGACATCGATGTGTCGGGCGTGATCGGCCGTGGCGGACGTGAAGTAACCATCGACACCCTGGACGTGTATTCATGATCGATCAAAATTCACAGTTTTACGCCATCCTGACAAACGTCGGGGTGGCCAAGCAGGCGAACGCGGATGCGCTCGGGATCGCGTGGAAAATCACCCAGATGGGCGTGGGTGATGCCAACGGCGCAGATCCGCAACCAGACGCCAATCAGAAGACGCTAATCAACGAGTGGCGCCGTGCGCCGCTAAATCAGCTTAAACAAGATCCGGTTAACCCGGGCGTGATCATCGCCGAGCAGGTTATCCCGGCCGAAATCGGCGGTAAGTGGATTCGCGAAATTGGCTTGTACGACGCAGACGGCGATCTGGTCGCGGTGGCCAACTGCGCGCCGTCGTTCAAGCCTCTGTTGGCCCAAGGTTCTGGTCGTACCCAAGTGGTGCGCATGAACCTGATTGTCAGCAACTCGGCAAGCGTCGATCTGAAGATTGACCCCAGCGTGGTGCTGGCCACCCGCGAGTTTGTGTTGAGCGAGCTGGCCAAACAGGACTTTAAAAGTTCGGTCATGGCGTGCGCACCGGGCTCGATCATCCTAAGCGGTTTGCAAACCATTGACGGCGTGGCCATCCCCGCAGGCAAGCGGGTTCTGGCGCCGTTTCAGACGGCCGCCAAGGATCGCGGGATTTGGGTCACTGCGGTGGGTGCCTGGGCGCGCTCGACCGATGCGGACATCAGCGACGAAGTGACGCCGGGCATGCTGGTGTTAGTCGAGCAGGGCACGTTGTACGGCGACAGCGCATGGCAGTTGATCACCGATGCGCCCATCAGCTTGGGCGTCACCGCTCTGACGTTTGAAATGGCATGGGGCCGCACCGGTGTGGCGCCGGGCGAATATCGCAGCGTGACGGTCGACAAGTACGGCCGTGTTGTCGCAGCCGGCAACCCCACGACGGTGGCAGGTTATGGCCTGACGGACGTTTACACCAAGACGCAAATTGACAGCGCGCTACAGGCAAAGGCGAACACGGCCAGCCCGACGCTGACCGGAATCCCGAAGGCTCCAACGCCGGCGGTATCGACCAACAGCGATCAGATCGCGACGACGGCGTTTGTGCAGGCCATGTTCACCGCGCTGATCGGTGCGTCCCCGGAGACGCTGAACCAGATCAACGAAATCGCGGCGGCGTTGGGGAATGATCCGAATTTCTCAACCACGATCATGACCGCGATGGCCAAGCTGGCGCCGCTGATGTCTCCGGTGTTTACAGGCGATCCAAAGGCCCCGACCCCCGCCTTGGGCGACAACGACACCAGCGTTGCCACGACAGCGTTTGTGCAAGCTGCCTTGCGGGCTTTCGGCATCGGCTCGTCGGACAACGGAACCGGCAACACGCTGGACTTTAACCAAGCCCCTTGGGGCTCGTTCATCAAGGCTGAAGGCGTTGAGTCTGACGCGGCGCTGTATAACCGGCCGGTGACGGGTGCGGCAGGTAATGCGCCGGTGTGCTTCGATGTGCTGACGTTCGGTCTGGCTGGGCGCACTACTCAACAAGCCACGCAGCTGTTTGCCCCTGCCGGTCGCGGCCGGACGTTCGTTCGCGTACAGCACGATGCGACGTGGTTTCCATGGCGCGAAGTCGGCATGCTCGATTCGCCGGCGCTCACCGGGTCGCCGACGGGCCCGACGGTTCCGTTTAATACGGAAAATACCCAGCTGGCCAACATGCAAGCCATTGGCGATGCCAAGCAAGGCTGGCGAGGTGTAGGTATTGGTTACACCGCCTCGACGGTATTAAACCCCACGGCGGTGGGGCGGTGGCATCGGGTGACGGTGGCGGGCGTTACGATAACGCTGCCGTCCAAGGCAGAAGTGGAGGCGGGCAAGGCCCTGTCTATTCACAACGCGTCAGCCGGCAATATCACGATCAAGACAACCGGAACTGAGGTTATTGCGATCCCCGGGGGCGGCTCGTCGATGACGCTGGCCCCTAACGAGTGGGTACAGTTCGCGTACAACTCTGACGCAATTTACTTGCCGGGTGGTCGCGGAAAGCTGGTCGAGGTCGCCTCTGTAGACTCCCCCGTGCTCACGGGTGATCCACGAGCCCCGACAGCGCCTGTGGGTGACAGCGACACCACGATTGCCACGACAGCATTTGTACAGCTGGCGCTTGCGGCGTTCGGTATGGGGACGCTGATCAGCCCGCTGTCCGCTGATCTAAACACCACCGTGCTGGGTGGGTTTTTCCGAACCAACAGTGCAACAGCAAACTCGCCGCTGCCCGGGAATATGTCGGGGTGCGTGATTCCGTACAACAATGGTGGTTGCCTGCAAATTGCGGCGCTGTTGTCGGGGAATGCGGCCACGGCGCGGATTTACTTCAGGGCTCAATCCTCCGGTGTGTGGTCGGCGTGGAAAGAGTTCGGCGCAACCGATAGCCCGGTGTTGCTCGGAAATCCGACAGGTCCGACACCTGCGGCCGGTGACAACAGCAAATCGCTGGCGACGACTGAGTTCGTCAGAGGTGCTGCGGGCGACATGGTGGGCATGGTGGGCATGTTCGCCATGCCCACACCACCTGACGGGTGGCTAAAGCGCAACGGGGCGGCGGTATCGCGCACCACCTATGCAGCGCTGTTCGCGAAAATCGGCACGCTCTGGGGGGCGGGCGACGGGTCGACGACCTTTAACCTGCCAGATGCCCGCGGCTACTTTGATCGGGCATGGGATGACGCGCGTGGCATGGACCCGGGCCGGGCCTTTGCCACCAATCAGGCCACGCAGAACCAAAGCCACGGACACAGCGGCACCGCCTTGAGTGCCGGGGCGCACAGCCACACGACGACGTTCGTCAGGGAAATGATCAACGCGTCCGTAACCACCGCTGGGAACGCCGTTCTAGGTGACGAGCTAGGGGATGGTTATCAGCCTGTCGGTACTGATGTTGCTGGTGCGCACACGCATACCTTGAGCATTGCCAACTCTGGCGGCAACGAATCGCGGCCACCTAACCAAGCCTATTTGGCGTGCATCAAGTTCTGATTAACAGTGAATGGAAATTCAAATGACCGATGTCGACGAAAGTCAGGAGCTGCCCGCCATTGAGTTGCCTATCGGGCGCTGGTGGGAGCAAGACGGTGTTTACGTTCCGACCGTTTGCCATGTGTCACCGCTAACGGGCGAGTTCCTGGGCATGGGCGTGGCTGATCCTAGCCCACTAGAGCCCGGGGTGTGGTTGCTGCCGGCGCATACCTTTGAAGGGGATGCGCCAATCGTGTTTCCGGGCTGCGCAGCGGTACGCGGTGAGTCCGACGGGATCTGGCATCAGGTGCCCGACTATCGCAAACGCACCGTGTACAACAAGGACACGCGGGAGTCGAGCGTGTACGAAGTACTCGGCGAGCTGCCGGAGCTGTTCACCCTTCTGGCGCCGGTGACAGCGTTTGACGTCTGGCGTGGCGGGGAATGGGTGCTGGATGTCGAGGCCCGAAACGCTGCGCTGACAAACCTTGCGCGCAGCAAGAAAACGCTGCTGGGGCAATGCGCGGCCGCCCTTGCCTCGACGCTGCAATTTGCGGTCGACAAGGGCATTGCCACCGAAGCCGAAGTGGCTACGCTCGATGCCTGGAGGACTTACGCCGTACTACTGCGCCGGGTTGACCCGGGCCCCGCAGTGGTGTGGCCAGACAGTCCAGATAACGCCGAGCTGGAGACGTGGCTTAAATCAAAGGGCTACGAAGACTTGCCGGATCTGCCCACCGAAACACCTTAAACGCCCCGTAACCCGGGGCGTTTTTGTTCCTGTCCTGTTTTCCCTGAGCCTCGCCATGCGGGGCTTTTTCATATCTGGAGATTGGCTCTATGAGTTTCTTTCACGGCGTTACCGTAACGAACGTCGACAACGGTGCGCGCACCATTTCCCTGCCGTCGTCCTCGATCATTGGGCTGTGCGACACCTTCACCCCGGGGCCGGGTGCGAACAGCACGCCGCTGGCTGCGGCCAACGAACTGAAGCTGATCACCAGTGAGCGCGAAGCGATTGCAGCATGGGGCGCCGATTCGGCCATCACCAAAGCCTGCCAAGCGATCTTCGTGCGCGCCAAGGCCGTGATCGTTGGTTGCGGTGTGGCCAAGGTGGCCGAGGCAGCGGCGCAGACGTCGGCGATCATCGGCGGCGTTCTGGCTGACGGCAAGCGTACCGGCCTGCAAGGCCTGCTGAACGGCAAGAGCATGTTTAACGCTCAACCGCGACTGCTGATCGCGCCCAAGCATTCCGCAACGCTGGCGACCGCCACGGCGCTGGATGCCCTGGCCACCAAGTTGCGCGCCATTGCCATCGTCGACGGCCCGGGCACCACTGACGAAGCGGCGATGGAGTACGCCAAAAACTTCGGCAGCAAGCGCGTGTTCCTGGTTGATCCGGGCGTGCAGTTCTGGGACACCGTGGCCAGCGCAACCGTGGACGCTCCGGCTTCGGCATGGGCCGCCGGCATGTTCGCATACACCGACGCCGAGTACGGTTTCTGGGCCTCGCCTTCCAACAAGGAAATGGTAGGCATCACCGGCACCACTCGCCCGGTCGAGTTTCTGGACGGCGACGAGACGTGCCGGGCCAACCTGCTGAATAACGCGAACATCACCACCATCATTCGCGACGACGGTTATCGCCTCTGGGGCAACCGCACGCTTTCCAGCGATGCCAAGTGGTCGTTCGTCACCCGCGTGCGAACCATGGATATCGTCATGGACGCGATTCTGGCGGGCCACAAGTGGGCTGTAGACCGCTCGATTACTAAAACCTACGTCAAGGACGTGACCGAAGGCCTTCAGGCGTTCATGCGCGACCTGAAGAACCAGGGCGCAATCATCAATTTTGAAGTGTTTGCGGATACCGAGCTGAACACGGCAAGCCAGCTTTCCCAAGGCAAGGTTTATTGGAACATCCGTTTCACCGACGTGCCGCCTGCTGAAAACCCGAATTTCCGGGTTGAAGTCACTGATCAATGGATCACCGAAGTTCTCGAAGCCGCATAAGGAGCGTCTGAAATGATTCCTCAAGTTCTGTCGAACACCAATCTGTTTGTCGATGGTGTGAGTTTTGCCGGCGACGTGCCTTCGCTGACCCTGCCCAAACTGACCGTTAAGACCGAGGCCTATCGCGGCGGCGGCATGGCGGGCGAAATCGAAATGGACATGGGTCTGGAGAAGATGGAGGCCGGGTTTACCACCAACGGCGTGCGCCGCGAGTCGCTGAAGTGGTTCGGGCTGAGCGACCGCACGGCCTGTAACGCGACGTTCCGTGGCGCCTTCAAGGGCCTGAAAGGCGCTGTCTCTGCGGTGGTCGTGACCCTGCGCGGCGGCATCAAAGAAGTCGATCCGGGGGACTGGAAGGCGGGCGAGAAAGCCGAAAGCAAGCACTCGATGTCGCTGGTTTATTACAAGTTGGAAATCGACGGCCGTGTGATTTACGAGATCGACATGGTGAACAACGTCCGTGTGATTGACGGTGTGGATCAACTGGCCGCTGAACGCGCCGCCCTGGGCCTTTAAGGAACGAACATGGAACAAGCAACAGAAGTAAAGCCACTCCCGAGCTGGCTCAAAGAGACCGCTGACGGTATGTGCGTCGTGCTCAAGTACAAGTCGGAAATCAACGGCATCACCGTGGACCGGCTGACCATGCGTGCGCCGAGCATCAAGGACAACCGCGTTGCCAAGGAGCAGGCCGGCGGCGACAACGAAAAGCACGAAATCAACCTGTTCGCCACCTTGACCGAATCCGGTGTGAAGGACATCGAGGCGCTGAAGGAGCGCGATTACCGCCGTTTGCAGGAAGGCTATTTTCGTCTGGTCAACGAGGACGAGCTGTAACCCGCAGACGATGAAAGAGGCGGCCAAGCGGCTGGCAGCGGAAACCGGTTTTTCCGCTGCTGAAATCCTGGCCATGCCGTTCAACGAAATGCTCTGGTGGCTCACGGACTGAGCCGCTTTCCCCACGGGTTAGGTGATCGAATGTCGGAAAACTTCAAACTCGGGCTCGTGATCGGTGGTGCGGTCTCGGCGACGGTGGGCAAGGCGTTTAAGGAGGTTCAGAGCAAAATAAAGGATCTGGACGACAAAGGCGCCAAGGCCCGCATTCTTCAAAGCACCATCGGCGAAACCATCAAGCTACGGAATGAGTGGAAGCGGGCGCATGAAACAGGCGCGGCGGGTGCTTCCACGCTGTTGTCACGGCTCAATGCCAACCTTGAGGCGCTTAAAGCCCAGGGTGTGCAAGTCGGGCGGCTGAGCAAGGAATATCAAGCGCTGGGCCGCGTTGCGCGGGCCGCTGAGCTGAAGTCCAAAGGCCGGCAGCAAATCGATCAGGGCCGGGCAGGCCTCAAGAGCACGGCCGGGCAAGCAGTAGCCGCCACGGCCGCCGTGGCAGTACCGACCAAAGTCAGCGCCGAATATGGCGCAATTATTCGTGACATCGCGATCAAGGCGGGCGTGGCCAACACCCCGCAAGAAGCGCAGATGTCGCAAACCATCGTGCAGACCTCGCGCGATACGGGCATGGCCCGCAACGATGTCGCCGAGGTGGTTAACGCGCTGGTGGGCGCGGGCATGGACCTGAAACAGGCCATTTCCTACGCGCCTACGGCGGCAAAGTTCGTGGTGGGGCAGGGCGCAGACGGCGCCGATACCGCGAAGATGATCAACGCGCTGGGGCAGAACGCCAAAATCAGCGACCCCAAGGTGATGCAACAGGCCTTAGAGGCCATCGCGTACCAAGGGCAGGCGGGCAGTTTCGAGGCCAGCGACATGGCGCGCTGGTTTCCTGAAATGCTGGCCAGCATGGGCAAGCTGGGCATTACAGGAATGGATTCTGTCACCCAGCTGGGCGCGTTGCTTCAGGTCCAGATGAAAACGGCAGGCGGCGCCGATGAGGCGGCCAACAACCTGAAAAACTGGATGGAGAAAATCGGGTCCAGCGACACCGTGACCGCGTACAAAAAGGCCGGCATCGACTATGAGGGCTCGATGCGTACCGGCTTGCAAAAAGGCATGTCGACGCTGGAATCCAGCTTTGAACTGGCCCAGCGGTATATCGAGAAGATCGACCCGAAAAAGGCCAAGGAAATGGCCGAGGCCACGGCCAAGATCAGCAAGGAGGCCGACCCGGTAAAAGCCAAGGCGATGATGAATTCCCTTGAGCAGGCATTGCGCACCGGGGATCTGTTCGCGGACATGCAGGTAAAGGCAGCGCTGACGGCGTTCATGCAGAACAAAAAACTGTATGAAACGCTGAAAAAGGATTCGCGCGAGGCCTCGGGGATTCTGGATAAGAACCTGGCCGAACGTCGGGATGCCTCGGCGCAAAAGTGGAAAGAAGTCGGGCAGTCTATCGACGACGTGATGCGCTCGGTCGGTGACGCCATTGCGCCGGCGACGGATGCGGTGGCCGGCGGCATCACCAACGTGTCGCGGGCTGTAGCGGAAATGTCGGACGGCTCGCGGCAAGTGGTGGCCGGCGTCGGCGCGGCGGTGGCGGGCTTTATCGCGCTGCGCGGTGTGATGAACACCGTGAAGATCGGTCGCGGGCTGCTGAATCTGGGGCGCGGCACCCTGATGGGAAACCCGAACATCCCGCAAAAAGTCATCGTGATGAACCCGTCAGGCGGTGGCGGTGGTGGCCCGGATCTGGGCGGCGCCGATGCCGATGGCAAGAAGAAACCGCGCAAGCGTTGGGGCCGTCGCGGTTCGGTCAGTGTGCCGCCGGTTGCCACCACGGCGCCGGTGGTCAAGCCTCGCATGCGTGTGTACTCCAACGGCGAAGTGGCCAAACCGGTTACGCCGCTTAGCAGCTGGAAGCCGCCCACGTCGGTGCCGTCGCCGGCAACCGTGCAGGCGGTGCCAAAGCCGTCGGGCTTGGGCGCTGGAGCCAAGGCCGTGGGCGGCACGTCGGTGGTGTTTGCGGTGCTCGATGCCGGCATTAAGGCGAAAGACACTTACGACAACGCCGAAACTCGGGACGAAAAGGCCGAAGGGTACGGCGAGGCAGCGGGAAGCCTAGCGGGCACGCTGGCAGGCACTGCGGCAGGCGCTGCCGTGGGGTCGATTGTGCCGATTATCGGTACGGCGATTGGTGCCCTGGTCGGCGGCATTCTCGGCAGCATGGGCGGGGGTGCGGCCGGCGGTTATGTCGGCAAGAAAGCGTTCGGCGCAGATGAGTCCCTGAAGCAGATGCCCACGGCCGGGCCGCTGATGATGCGCGATGCCGGCAAGTCTGTGCCGCCGGTGCTGGGCGACATTGCCCAGTCGTTCAAGACCCCGCCGGCGCCGATGGTGTTGGTGCGTCCTCCGGTGGTGCCGGCAGCGCGTCAGCCGGTCGCGGCAGCGCCTGTCAAAGCCCCCGGGGTGTCGGTCGAGGTCAAGCCGCAAGCCCAGGCCGACAAGCCAGCGACCTTGCCGGCAGCACCGGTTCCGCTGGTCAAGGCTGCGCCGGCACTGCCCGCACCGCCGGTTCTACCCGTCAAGGCGCCTGCGGTGGCCAGTCAGGCCCCGGCCGTTGTGGCCCCGTTGCGTCCTGTCGCGCCGCCGTTGCTGGCACCGATGCGCGTCGCGCCGGCGCAAACACTCGTTACGCGTAACGAAGTGACGCACAAGGGCCCGGCGTTGGGTGATGTGGCCAAGGCCCTGACCCCGAGTCCGGCGCAAGAGCGCGCGGCGGCTCCGGTGCCAGCGGCAAAGGCTGAGCCTGCACCAAAGCCGGCGCCGGTGAAGATCGAGCAGAAAATTGAAATTCACGCACCGCTGACCATCACGGTTAACGGTGACGCGAAAGATCCGCGTCAGCTCGCGCAAGAGCTTCAGCCGTATCTGCAACAGCAACAGCGCGATATCGGCGCCCAGCTGGAGCGCTCCAAGCTGTACGACGAACCGCACCTATAACGGGGAGGGATCATGCCCTACATGGAACAGATGCAAGCGGGGTTGAAATACCTTGCCGCTGCCGGCGAAACGGGACGGCGCAGCCTGGACGGCATGCTGGCCCCGGTTAACGGCGCGATCAGCGAAATCAGCGGCGCGGCCTCGGAGCTGGAGGGGTTGCCGATTGTGGGCCCCATGGTCGGGGCCAAGCTACAGCGGGTCATGCGCGGGGTGAACGCTGCCCAGGCCAAGGTCGGGGCGGTGGTGGAAACCTACAACCGCGCAGCCCGCGCGGTGTCGGTGATCGATGAGCGTGTGGGTGTGCTCAAGGAGCAGGCCGCCCGGGCCAGCACGGCGATCAACAAGATTGCCGGCAAGATCAGCCCGTCACTGTCCAACATCGTGCCCACCGGCGCCTTTGCCAAGGACATGACGCCGGCAGTGGAGGCGGTCAAGCCGTTCGAGCACTTGATGGTCATGCAGCCGTTGACCTCGGGGTCTGTGCCGTTCTATTTCAACCTCGACACGGCGGCGTTTGACGAGCTGAGCCGGTCCAGCGAATTCCGCTGGGCCTCTCAGGAGCGCCTGACGCGCCGGCCGGCGCAACAAGCGGTCGGCATGGGCGAGGAAACCATATCGCTCAAGGGAACGGTGTTCCCGGGCTTCAAGGGTGGAATCAAGCAGCTGAACACCCTGCGCAGTATTGGCGCCCAACTGGTGCCGCTGGCCCTGACCACCGGTTACGGCGAAGTCCTGGGCAACTGGTGTTTGAAGAAGATCACCGAGGAACAGGGCTTTCTGATGCAAGGCGGTATCCCGCGCAAGCAGGGTTTTACTTTGGAGTTTGTGCGCTATGGCGACGACATGCAGAACGTCTGACGGCGATCTACTCGATACGCTGTGCTTCAACTACTACGGCCATCTAAATGGCACCGTCGAGGCGGTGCTTGATGCCAATCAGGGCTTAGCCGCCGAGGTGCAGCCGTACCGCTCTGGTGTGGTGATTCACTTGCCGGATCTGGTCGAGACGACAGACGCGACCGTCATGCTGTGGGATTGACCCCCCCGTTACGCGTAACACACCCCTATCACCATGCCCCGCCTTTGAGCGGGGTTTTTCGTTTCTGGACGCCTGACATGACCCCAATGTTTCGCATCGTCGCCGATAGCACCGACATCACGGCGCTGATCAATGACCGCTTGTTGTTGCTGCGCACCACCGATAAGCCCGGGATGGATTCGGACGAATTCGAGCTGCGCATTGACGACCGGGACGGTGAAGTATCGCTACCCACCCGGGGCGCGGATATTGAGATATTCATGGGTTACGCCGGGCAGAGTCTGGCCCGCATCGGCCTTTACACCGTGGACGATGTGGAATGGGTCGGCCCACCTGATGTTGTGGTGGTGCGGGGCAAGGCCAGCAACTTTCGGGGCAGCGGAAAGACCACCCGCAGCGGCAGCTGGGAGGACGTGCCGCTATCGCGCATCGTCAGCGACATTGCCCAGCGCAACGGCTGGACGGCGGTTTGCGACGTGGCCACGAAGGTGCCACGGGCTGACCAGCTGAACGAATCCGATTACAACTTCATCACGCGGCTGACGCGTAAACACGACTGCACGGCGAAGGTGGCCGATAAAAAACTGATCGTGAAGCCTCGGCAGGAGGGGCTGAGCGCGTCCGGCAAGGCATTGGGGGTGATTACGATCACGCCGCAGGATGTCAGCCGCAAGCAGTTCCGGTTAGGTGATCACAGCACGCACAAGGCGGTCGCAACCAAGCATCAGGACAAGAAGACCGGAAAATTGACGGTGGTGAGGCTGGATAACGATGCGGCGCCGGATGGCCTGCCGCCGGTGCATACCGACCGCCATATCCACCCGAACAAGACAGCCGCCGAGCAGGCCGCCAAGGCCCGCTTAGCGGCCTTCAACCGGTCGACGGCCGGGGTGCGGCTGGAAATGCCCGGGCGCACGGATCTGTTCGCCGAGCGGCAGATTAACGCCCAGGGCTTCAAGGTCGGCCTAGATGGCGAATACCTCGTGGACATGGTTGAGCAAGTGTTCACGCAAGCCGGCTGGTCGACGACCGTCGAGTGCAACGGCGGCAAGAAGGGCAAGGCCAAAGCCCATGGCAAGAAGAAGAAACCGAAGAAAGAAGTAAAGGTAGTCCAGCTTTAACCGCGGCTGTCGATTCCGACCCGCGATCACCCCTCAAAGCCCCGTTATTCGGGGCTTTTGCATTTCTGTCGTACCCGTCCCGGAGTTAAACCGATGCCGCTTACCGAGTCGCAATTGCTGGCTATCCTGCCGAACGCCCGCCCTGTTGTAGGCGTTTTTGTTACTGCCCTGAACCGCGCGATGGCGCGCTATGAAATCAACACACCAACCCGGCAGGCCGCTTTTATCGCGCAGGTCGGCCACGAATCCGGCCAGCTGCGCAAGTTGACCGAGGATC